TCTAGAGTTATCAGGCACAGTATAAGCGGTATTGACCGTAGCTGCTATTAAATCTGTATTTACTTTTCTATATATATTAGCCATTAAACCACGTAAACCTTTCTTGATCTTCTTTTAATTGAGATAGATAAGTAGAATTTAATTGTTCTACAATCAAACTAATAGATCGGTTAATTTGTCTTTGGTTATCTTCGGTGTATTCTCTTTTAGGTTCTGGTAATCTTACTACTATCTTTGTCATTATCTTCTTCCATCCGGTTGTATGTCTACTTGGAAAGTTCCAAATCTCCAACTTTGTCCAGCAGCAGTATTAGCTAATTTTAAATTAGCATATCTTCCTCTAGCTCTAGTATCTACTTTTTTTGTAGTAGGGGTTATTGTAAAAGGACTATAAGTAGAATTAACTTCAGGAGTTGCAGGGTAATCTGTAACTGCAACTGTTACTTCATTATTTCCAGTTAAGACTTTAAAGTTAGGTAAAAATCTTCTCATAGCTAGAAATACCTCACTTTGTTCTGGTTGTAAAGAGAAGCTAAAAGACTGAATATAAGATTCTAAAGTTGTTGTAGATCCATCAGGATTAATTTGATCTGTCCCCGATTCGTGAGCGTAGTATGTAGTTTGACCTAATCCCGATTCGCCAATAATGCTTGGAAAAGTTCCTGTTCCTGAATTATCATAAGCTGTGGCGTAAGGTTGAGGATAAATTAAAGTATCCATCCAAGTTGTTCTTTTAAAATTAGTATTAGTATTGGTATACCAAGTTCCAAGCGGTGGTTGTTTTGCTTCTCCATAATTATAGGCAACTGATCTATCATTATAGTTTGCGCCTGCGCTTGGATACCACCAAATAACTTCTGTAAATAAATTATTTAAACCTGCACACACTTGTTGACCTTTAGTTGTATCAACGTCATCAAAAACATAATCTTCAACACTACATGGTAATGAGTTAACTGTACCATCAAATGCAAAGAAACCGTTATTAGACATCCAGTATGCAACACCATCAATTTCAATAGCTGCATTTTTTCCAATCAATCCACAGTTAGTTCCTACTTGTTCAAAACCAAATGTAAAAGGTGCTCCAACAAATTTCATTGTGTATAATGCATTGTCTGTCCAGACTAAAATATTTTCTTTTGCAATCAACGCTCCCATAATCTTTGTGCCATCTTGAAGTCTTTGAGTACCGGCAGAGTTAGTAGCTAAAGGAGTGTATTGGTTTATTTGTTCTGCATTAGAAAATCTAATAAACATATCATCTTGTGTTGTGGATGTACCAATAGTTGTTTCTGTTCCTAAATGAATTAAATGTCTAGTAGTGGGTGATACTAATGTTAATCTGGATGCTGTAGGATTTCCTGCAGCTTCATTAGCTTGCGCTCCTAAAGTATTTCCTGCCGTATAAGTTCCTAGTCCTGTCCAATAACTGGAATTTTGTAAAGTACTTGCTCCTGCAGATAAAGTCTGTCGTGATGCTCTTACAGTTAATCTTGCTGAAGCAGATGCGTCCCATGTATAAGTTTTGCCATTAGCAATTGTTGCAACTAAAACATCTCCCCAATTACTTAAAGACCATAGTCCTGGTTCTAATTGAACACTAGAAGCTTCTACTGCTGATCCCCATCCTGCATAATCAGTTGCATCTGTAACTGTGGTTCCATCACTGTGTATGGCAGTTGAAGTACCATTAGTTGCTCTCGTAATTCCATCTAATTCATTTCCTACTACACTTGTGTAAGTTATTAATTCATCTTCGATTGCAACTGTTCCGCCACCTGTTGGAAAACCTGTCGTAGAAATTAAACGAATTTGACTTGGTGATCCATTATTACCATTTGCGTCTGCAGCTAATGCACCATCTAACGCAGATTGTTGAGCACCGGCAACTGTTCCACCATAATTACCTACACCAAAACCATATCCATAAGATTGTTCTGAAGGACCAATATGAACATAAGGCTGTACCGTCATAGTTCCTCCACTTCCCACGACTGAACTAGCTTGATTTAAAGAATCAATTGTAAATGTAGTACTGGAAGGAATAGTTAAAACTTGAAAAAGTTTATCTTCAAAATCACTAGCTGATAATCCTGTTCCTCCTGGAAGAGTAACTGAATCTAACATTATAATATCACCTTCTTTTAAACTATGCGCACCCGATGTTGTGATAGTACAAGTTTTAACAGTAGTACTGTCTGTTGCTAAAGTAGCCCCTGTAAAAGTAACTGGAGCACCAGCATTATTATCTACCCACGGAGTAATGTCATAAAGTTGTCCTTCAAAATATATAAGTAAAAATTTATCTGTACCAATAGCTACATATCTATTTCCTTCTTTATCAACAAAAGCATATTGTCCTCTTGCTACACCTACAATTGTATCTGTAATTAAAGAAGACCATCCCCCTATTTTTTCTGGTAAACCATATCTGAATCTTGCTAAGTCTGAGTCAACCCAACGTCCTACCGCACCCACACTTGTGTCTTGTTTGTCTATTCCAGGAGCAAACTTAATTTCCGTAAGCAATTAAACCTCCTATTGATTGTTGGATACTTTTTGCCAACCTTTATCAGCATTGGTATACATCAATGTAACTGATTGATTATTTTGATCTAGTGCAATGGAAGCTCCCGCTACACCACCTTGAATTTTTTCTGTTCCATTAGGATCAACCGTACAATTAAAAGAAGCAAAACCTCCTGAAGTAGATGCATCCATAATCGTTACTGTATTACCAGCAACACCTACGGGTAAATCAACTTCAATTGTTCCACCACCTCCATTAGCTGTTTCTCCAAAAATTACATCACCATTAACTGCGGTGTAAGGAGTGTTTGTTCCAGTTTGAACAGTCACATATCCTTTTTGTAAAATGCCTGCAAGTGTCATCGAATCTGCAGTTGTTCCATCGGTATAAAACATACATGTAGAACCAACAGGCATATAAACAGTTCCTGTAGTTCCTCCTACATTTTTAACTCCAATAGTATAATTACTTGATGATCTAGTTGTACTATCTTTAACTATAAAAATTCTTTCTGCCCCTGTTGGCATAGTAATAACTCTGTTAGCGGCCAACGTGCCAGTAACTTCTATCATTAAATTTTTACCAGTAGCTGTACTATCACCTAAAGAAGAACCATTGTCTAAATTTAATGTTAAATCTCCTGCGGCTATACTAACTGTATAATAGCCTGTTGATGATAATTCTAAAATTTTTAAATTGTCGTTTGTAATTGTTCCCCATAAACCAGCTTTTTCACCAGTTGTTATAAGTTCTAATTGTAAATCTCCTGAATAAGTTGATGCCATATTATGGTGTTCCTCCGTAAGGTTTTATTTCTTTCCAAACATTAGTAGGGCCTGGAATAATTGGGTTCCACACAATAACTCCTGCTTCTGTAGTAGTTAAAGTTAATGATGTTGAAGTTGCACTTACAACTGCTCCACCAGTAGCTGTAGCACTATTACTTCCTAAAGTCAAAGCATTGTTGGAAATGTTAACGACTGCAGAACCACTAGCTGTTGCTAGTGTTGATGTCATTACAAGTGGTGTCGCCGTTGCTGAGACAGTCACATTGGTTTTAACACTGGCTAAAGTACTACCTAAACTAAGAGCATTGGCGCCAGCGTTTTCGATAACGGTATGGACTTCCATACTAAAGTTACCAATCGCCAAAGTCATTGGCGTAGCTGTAGCTGCAATCTCTGCTCTAGTTCCCTGTGTAGTAGAGATAGGTAATTCCGAAAATGCGTCTGCTCCAAATAACATATATAATCCTTAGAAGGAGACAGGGGGTATGTGGTGGTGCCCTGCCTCCATCAAAGAATTATATCATCGTTTAAACCAAGATGGAAGACCTAAATGAGGGCGCTTATCGAACATATTATCTTTAGCTCCCGGAGTTTTTCTATTATTATAGTGAAGAAAAACCTGAATACATTCTTTCCCTTTAAATTTTTCTCTCCAATGTTCTAGCTCACAGCCAGAATAAACCAGCATATCCCCTGGTTTTAAATCTACTTTAATACCTTTTGCTTGGCTAGTAGTAGTTATTTTTTTACCGTCTGGAATTCCTACATTTTCATTAGGACTTAAATAGATAGGCCAATCATCACCACCCAAATTCATAGTGGTTGATATCTCACAACTAAATCTATCTTTATGTCTTTTAAGAACATCACCTTTTTTATAGATTCTTGCATAGGTATAAGCTGGGTATAATTTTAATCCTGTTACCTTTTCCATTTCTGGTTGACATTTTAACATCAAAGTTTCCATAGCAATATTTGAATATTGAGAATAAGTATCTGGTATTTGTTCATCTTGATTTTCATAGTGACCAAGTATTGTTTCAAATGGAGAAAAATATCTTGCAGTTTTACAAGTATTATAAACTTGTTTTTGCATTAAAAAATAATTTGCAACAAAAGATGCTAAGTCTTTTGATATTGCTTGACGGATAATTGTATATTTTTTTTTCTTAAACATCTTTAGACATATCTTTTAAAACTGCTGTTACATTAAAATGTATAAATCTAAACGGAGATTTACCATAATCCACAGAAAATTCATGTTCTAGATATCCGGGAAACAACATTAATAATCCCGGTTCTACTTGAAAATTAATTAATTCTGTTCCGGGCCATACTCCTTTTTGAGGTTTCATATGTAATTTAGTTGTTCTTGCACCGGTTCTCGGTTCGTGAAAAACAGGCCTTGAAGTATGCTCATTAGCTTTTAAAAAATAAAAACCATTAACGTGAGTGTTCCAATGAACGTGAGCTGCATGATGACCACCACCTTTTTTAGCAAATTCTTGTACCCAACATTGTTCAAAGAAAGTATTATACTTACTCATATCAAATCCGGAGTGATCTAAAAACTCCCAACACTTTTGACCTATATAATTTTTAAAATCCATAAATTGAGTATTGCTTAATAATTGAGTTGAATGCCACGATGTTCCAAAATCTCCGTGCGCCTTCATATGAGCTTTAGCTTCTTTACTTTTTCTCGCTTCTTTAATATATGGATCAGATGCTTTGTTCAAAGACTTAACAAAGTCTTTTTTAATTTCACTCCATATGGGTGTTACAAAATAATTATTTATATACATATTATTTAAATGGATATCCTAAATGCCATGCGACAAGTGAGTATCTAGTTCCTCTGGTTACTGGTTTAACTCTATGCCACAAGTGTGAAGGAAATACTACGATAGAGCCTTGAGGTAATATTTCAGGTACGCTTCTTATATGTTTACTTTCATCTCTCATATTGGGATCATAGTTTCTAAAATCAAATTCTAGTTCACCTCCTTTATATTCTGAACCATCACTTAACTGACACGTCATAGAAAGTTTTCTAACTTTACCATTATCGGGATCACCTTCTTTTCTTTGGTAAGGTTTATCCCAAGGATCCGTATGCCAATCATAGTATTGGTTTAATTTATATTTTGTAAACTGACAAGACTCTGATCTATCCCACTCAAAATTCCACCCTGCCATTTTATTAGCTTTGTGTACATAAGGATGTATTTCTTTATATATCCAAGTATCGTTCAACCAAACCAAGTCCGATTTTCTTTTTCTTTGTAAATTTTTAACTTCTTGTTTGTTTAATTTTTTATCGCCATATCCACCTGTTCTGGCCATTACTTCTTCTTTAGACAATGCATATTTAATAACCTCATCACAAAAACGAGGAGTTAAAGCTCCAGTAAAATACCAGAAATAATTAGATAAATTCATAAGCGATAGTTAAAATAAAGTTTAAAGAATCTTTTTGATTGTTAGTTATGTAATACATCTGTGTAGAGGGAAACATAATAAAATCATTATTTTTTAAAGGTATGTCCCAGCTTCTTCCTGCTCTTCTGTTTTGATCATAATGTATGCGAACACTACAGTCTTTAACATTTACTCCATAAAGAAAAGTATAATCAGGAGAATTTCTTAAATCAACGGGATCAATATTTAATAAAGGAATAGATATTTCTTTTGGTTTATAAGCATTGCCCCACGTTTTTTTATTTACTAAAGTAAAACCATGCTCTACCTTTATATGCTCTCGCATATATGTATTTAATTTATCCCATTCTCTTGAAAAGGGAAATTCTGAATTTTTAATTTGTGATGATAAAATATCTGATTGAAGTTTGTCTCGATCTATTTCGAAACCTTTAGGCATATCTATAGTGCCATAATGTAAATCTATTTCAGATAATACTTTCTTGTGCATACCACATACCTTTTTAATTTATACTTTTTTATCTGTCAAGTCCCAAGATTGGCCAGCTTCATTCCAAGTATAATCCCACCAATGAGTGTCAGCTGTATTTTGTGATTCTTGCTCTGCAGTTAATGCTGGAGCAGGACCGATTGGACTATCCCAACTTGCAGTAGTAGTATTTTTTACCCAAGATGGATAAGGTGATTTAGGCCAAAAAATATTATTATCTTCGTCCCAAGTAAATCCTATGCCTGCATAGTTTCCTCTCAATGCTTTTGAATTGTCACCAGATTTATGTTTATTTTGTGATGTATTGTAAGAAGTTTGAATCCACATTGGAGCAGGCCAATTATTATGTCTCGCTAAATATTGTTGTCCTACTGATTCATCTTCAACACCATCAGCGTTAAGCATATCTCCATTACCACAAGTTAAGACTCCGATAACTTTTCCATTCATTCCTATTTTTGCAAAGTGTGCCATATGTTTCTCCTTATATATTGTTTTTAAATTTGTGTAAATACATAAATATTATTGATATTTATATCTAATTATTACTATACCTGAACCACCAGTGCCACCTAAACCATTTTGTGGCCCATTTCCACCACCTCCACCGCCAGTGTTTACGGTTCCTGCTCCTCCAGGAGCATTGTTTGTAGAACCAGCACCACCGCCACCAGTACCACCTGATCCACCAGCAGGTCCACCATCGTGGCCACCACCTCCACCGCCTGCTCTTGCAGTTGGTGTTCCATTAATTGAAGATGTTGCTCCTGCTCCACCAGGTCCAGCAGCATTACCAGGAGTTGGATTTCCTGGAGTACCCGCAGCAGTTGCTCCACCGCCACCACCTTGTGGGTTTCCTGTTGGAGATGTTCCCCCATTTTGTCCTTGTGCTGGATTAGTTGGAGGGGTATTTCCACTGCCTGGTGTACCACCTGGTCCCCCAGCAGCGCCGCCGGAACCACCATCCCCACCATTTTGAGCTGGATAAGATCCACCACCTCCACCACCAGCTGAATCTATTGTTGAAAAAGTTGAAGTACATCCTTGAGACCCTGTCCCACCTAATGGACCACCTGCTCCACCTCCACCTACTGCAATTGGATAACCTTGTACTGATACTGGTAAAGCTACTGCCGGAGCAGCCCCTAAAGGGGAAACTGAATAACAACCTGATGCTTGTCCCGGAGATTCTCTATAACCTCCAGCTCCAGCTCCAGCACCATTACTAGCTCCTCTACCACCACCGCCGCCACCTGCGACTACTAAATAATCTACTGTCTCTGAACCTTCTGAATTACCTACTGAACAAACTGTAAAAGTTCCTGGTGCTAAAAATGTATGAATTTTATAATTTCCACAAGTGGTAATACAACCACCTGTTGCTGCTATATATTGGGCTGTAGGAGCATCACTTTGATTTCCTGAATCAGTTACAATCCATCCTTTGGTTACATCTACATAAACTAATGTAACTGCTACACCATCTGTTGACAAAGTTGCATTAACTGCGTCTCCACCAATCTTAAGGCTGTTTCTATTTAATGTACAATTAGCTGTACCAAAATTATCAGCATAATCAGAAACTCCAACTACATCTCCCACTGCTGGGGCTGCAGGTAAAGTTACTTCTACGGCTCCTGTTGTTGCTGTATCTACAAAATATCCTACGCCTGATACGGCTGTAAAATCTACTGTTTTAATTGATGCTACATCCCAGTTAACCGCACCTGTTGCGCCGAAACCTGTTGCTGTACCATTGTTTGAAATCGTTACACCTGCAGGGATATTAATTGTATCTCCACTGTCTCCTAATGTGGTTGTTCCACAATTAGTTCTTGGTGTTATTTTATTTACTTTTACTTCACTCATAATTTTTTCCTATTGAAATTTGTACCTTATGTATACTATACCGGAACCACCATTTCCACTCGCACCACCTGGACCAATACCCCCGCCTGATGCACCACCTGTATTTATTGTTGCCGCTGAAGATGCACCTGGAGTGTTAGCTCCTGCAGTTGCACCACCTGCTATGGCACCCGTTGGACCTCCTGTACCAGGAGCTGAGCCACCGCCCCCTCCAGAATAGCCGACTGTAGCACCTGAAATTGCTGTTTCCACACCAGTTCCACCTACACCGCCTGTCGTTGGACTAAGTACTTTAGCATTTCCACCAGCACCACCAGCACCGCCGCCACCGCCCACAGCTTGATCGGGACTAGGAGTAGTAGAACCACCTGGATTTCCTTGAGGTGGACTAACTGGAGGGGTATTACCAGCTGCCCCACATCCTGCTCCACCGCCACCTCGACCACCACCTGAACCTCCTGTTCCACCGGATGAAGCTTGACCTCCACCACCGCCACCACCAGCAGACGTTATACACAATCCACTTGAAGCAACTCCA